GTTTATTAAATCCATATTATAAATATTAATAAGAAAAAAATATATATATCTGCCATAAAAAGCTTAAATAATTAACGAATGTATTAATAATATGGAAACTAAACCCGAAGGCGTTACCACAAAAATAAATTTGGACGGGTCATTAAACTCTAAATATGTGGACTTGTTGGACGAGGACAAGCCTATCGCCGGACAAAAGTTCGCGTGCGTTTCTTTTCTGTCTCCCGAAAAGATTATTAAGGAGAAAAACATCTTTTTTTTTAATGAATTCCTAAAGCAATGGGAAATGTCTAAATCGCTAGAAAAGTATACGCAATTTTTGAGCTTTCTCGCATATAAATACGATGCGTTAGAATTTGACGAGTTAACAAAGGATATGGAGGATTTTGTGAAGGACCAGCGGGATAAACTATTCACGAGCACACTCGATGATGAGTATAAGACCTATGTAGATAACAACGAGGAGGCGCTAGACAAGGCGTTCGACGAGAAGCACAGCTTTAAAACGAGCGTGCGCGGATTAAAGGTGCGCGGGTGTTTTCCGTCGCAACAGGAGGCAGAGCTGAGATGTAAGATGCTTCGCGAAATTGACCCGAACCACGATGTTTATGTTGGTCCGGTTGGAATGTGGATTCCGTTTCACCCAGAGGCATATAAGACTGGGCGTGTGGAGTATCTTGAAGACGAGCTCAATCAGCTAATGAGCGAGAAGGATAAGAATGAGAAATCGGCAAAGGACGATTTTGACAAGCGCGTTAAGGATAGCAAGAAGAAGGCGATTGACGACAATAAGGAGAAGGCGCTCGAGAGCGGCAATGTGTTAACGCAGACGATTGATGAGAATGGAAATCTGGTCTCTATTAACAATGTGAATAGTATTGAGAATAAGTTTAATAACGAGACTACCGTATCTGATATTCGTAAGGAGCTATTCGAAGATGATAATGTTGTGATTGATAAGAACAACGACCATGGTCTAAGCGAGCTCACTATTAATAAGCCAGCCGAAGCAGCAGCTGATGCTAGTGCTGAAACCGCTACCAAGACAAATGTCGATGGTAAACCGGTGGTTGACGAGAAGATTGAGCTTTCAAAATAAGCGTTTACAAACCATAATCAAAAAATTGATACTTAAATATATTATCTAGAATATTTAAGTATAATAATGACAAAACTAGTGTGCTCTCATGCCAAGTGCAATAAAAAAATTAAAGTTGTCGAGGAACACGCAGGTAAGTGTAGGTGTAATCACATATATTGTATGGCTCATCGCTTACCCGAGACACATGATTGTAGTTTCGTGTTTGCTATTGACAAAGAAGTATTTATAGCCGAAAATAAATGTGTTGAACCAAAGCTTAAATTTACCATTTGTTCTTCCGAACATTAATTTTAGTTACACCCTTTTTGGGAGTATTTGGATTATATACGTCCTCTTCTTCGTCAGATTCTAGGTCTTTTGATATCTCCCAAAACTCTTTTGAACCTAGTTTGAAATCGCCTCTTGGCTCCGCCTTATACCAGAATATCTGGTCGTGTAATTTATTGGATTTTGAGTTATTGTCTATTACTAAACACTCAAAATTTTCCGTACATTGATCCATTACTTGTGAAAAACTCTCAAACGTGGGAAACATACCGGCATAATTTTCCCAAATACGTTTTCTATTCGATATATAGGGTTCTCTTAATATAAACACATAGTCAATATTGGTTCTGAGATTAGGGGGGATACCCAAAGGATATTGCATTGTAATTACGAGCATAATTTTCCAGTGACGACCGTTCATAAAAAGTAGTCTCATCATCTTATCTTTTGTCCAGCTATTATCAAAAAGACAATCATCAAGTATTACAAATGCTCTGGGGTCGATGGACGATTTATTATAATTCTGTATTTCCTTTTTCACCTGTTTCAATACAGTCTTCTGCCGTTTCAAAATATTTTCAATGATGGCGGTGTTATATTCATCGTGTATGAATAACTTTGGAACGTGACCACCGTAAAATCCATTTCCCGCTTCTGTTCCAGAGATTACAGTGCCAATAGGAATATCTTGATGATAATAAAGTAAGTCGCGAACCAAATATGATTTACCTGTATCACGCCTTCCAATTAGCACAACAACAGGTCCCTTATTTTCGTCTGGTCTGAAACTGATTTGTGACATGTCGAATTTTCTTAATTCTAGAGTCATTTATAGGAATTTAAGAAAAAAAAGCACTCTTTTATCCGAATATATGAGTTAGATATTAGTTTATTATAATATAGCTTTCTAAATAATGGAATTCTTTTATAAAAAATATGATAACACTAATTTATTTAGCAATTTTGAAAATATTGAGTTAACAAATTTCTCTAATATTCAGAATTATGTTCCAATTTACAAGAATTTTTTCAGCCTCAATGAAAATAATTACAACTCTATTAGTCTGAACCACAAATATTATATCAAAAATATTAAATCAAAGGAATCTGAAAATAAATTCATAGGAGAAGTATCCGATATTAGCAACGCGATTCGCGAAAAGCAGATGTTTTTCAAATACAGCCCTTTACTAGACCCGACCAAATATATTACTGGGAAATACGACACCTCACACAATAATTTGATAAAGTTGCCTCGTTTTGGAGAGACCGACGCACACTCCAAGCTATGCGACATAAATAATTCTGCTTATGTTGACAGTTTCTTTTCATATTTAACAAGCCAAATGCTAAACGATAATGATTTCACGCATGGTATAGATTTTTATGGTTCCTTCTTGGGCGTTAAACGAAATTTCATATATGATATTAATGACGAGGTGGAATACCTGTATGATTCCGATTATTTTCACAAAAATAAGACAACGCTCTTTACTCTTGAAAATTCTTTTCACAACGAACTTTTAAACAAGAATACACGAAATTACAAGAGCAATATCAAAATAGGCGGCGAAATAGGAAACGATGAAATACATTTTACAGAGACTGAATTGTTAGACGACATCAATGGCCTATTTTATACAGTAGATATATCGGGTAACACCGCCGCATCTGGCCCCGAATTATTCTACGAAGGTAATATCGATAAATATGTCGATGATAAATCCAACGACTCGTGCTCATCTAGGTCATCTAATTCTGATAATGGTTCTGTTACTCTCAGCGTCAAAGGTAGCGATGACGATAGCGATGACGATAGTATGGATTCTACTCTGTCAGATGAAGTAATAAATGTTAACATCAAAGAGTTTCCGGTTCAACTAATCGCTCTAGAGAGATGTAAGGATACGCTTGATACGCTGATAGCCAGTGATACACTAATGGACGATGAACTGAGTGCTATTGTTGTTCAAATATTGATGATGTTAATTACATACCAAAAGGTATTTTCATTCACACATAATGATCTACACACCAATAATATTATGTATGTGGAAACAGAGAAACAATATTTATACTATAAGTGTAATGACAAATACTACAAGGTTCCTACATTTGGTAAAATATTTAAACTGATAGATTTTGGAAGGGCAATATATAAATTTCGCGGACATACAGTTTGTAGCGATAGCTACCACCCAGAAGGAGACGCGGCTACTCAATATAACTGTGAACCTTATTTCAATGACAACAAACCGCGACTAGAACCAAATACTAGTTTCGATTTATGTAGACTTGGATGCTCTCTGTTTGATTATTTTGTAGATGATTTAGAAAATGTTACAAAAGATAAATCGGATATTATTAATATTATAATACGATGGTGTTATGATGATAAAAACCGCAACGTTTTATACAAAACAAACGGAGACGAAAGATATCCCGACTTTAAACTATATAAAATGATTGCTAGAACGGTAAACAATCATATCCCGTCTACAGTTTTACAAAACACACATTTCAACCAGTTTATTGTTTCAAAAAAGAAAATTAAAAAATCAAAAATAATGAATATCGACACTTTAAAACAGCAAATTTAAATTAATATTGAAGCTAAAATATAATAGTATTGCTATGATATTTTAGAAATCTGCCTCTCCTACAAACGCGCTAGGTGACCCCTTGATATTAATAGTCCCAGATACCTGCGAATATAAGAACATTCCGACGATTACGCTTATAAAAACGATAATCGTCTCTCTAATAACCTCCTTTAATGGTTTAAACTCTTTTAATATTACCTTCATTTCTATAAATTTAATCAGAATATATGACGCAGATATAAACAACGCATAAAATATATATTGCTCCATTTATTTATTAAATTATAATTGATTTTAATTTTTTACGAATTAAAATAAATTTTTTACGAATTAAAATAAATTTTTTACGAATTAAAATAAATTTTTTACGAATT